CCCGCTTCACACCGCGCGCCACGCGACGGGAAAAGCGAAAGAGTGGCGTCTTGACGAAGCGAGCCGTGTCACGCGGGGCTGCCGCCAGTGCGTCGCGCAACGCCTCGACATTCACCGCATCGACAATGACCGCATCGGTCGGCATTAGGCCTGAACCTCCACTCGAAACATCCCGCCGTCGCTCGCGGCGAGCCCGGCATCTTCCTCGATCAGCTTGTTCACCGTGAACTCCGTCACATCGGCATCGCTCAGGGATTTCTTGAAGCGCACGGTGTCTTTTCTTGGTTGCACCGTCAGCACGCCGTTCGTCGCATCCCGCGGGAACCACAGCTCGATGGTGTTGACGCCATACGATCCGCCTGGCCCGTTCTGCACCTGCGTCGGTCGCCGCTCGACCACGGCCTTGAACGCCTTCGCCGTGCCGTTGTGCGGCTGGTAGGTGACCAGCTCGCCGCCCAACGCGGCCACCATGTCGACGGCGTCAGCCACCGATCAGCCTCGAGAGGAGCCGCTTCGCCCCCCCCCACCTTTTTTCTGATCGGCCTCTCGCTCGTCTTTGCCGGGTCCATCGACAGGATCCAACCCTAACCGTTCACCCAACTCGCGCGGCAAATCCACGATCCCCGGACCGTATTCCTTGCCGTCATACCGAATGGTCGTTTCGCTGCGAAATTTCATGGTATCCTCGTCGGCTAGGCGATCTCATGACCGCCCAGCCGTCTCTCCATCGCGCCCCTAGCGGTGTTAGGCCACCGCGTCCTGGATGAAATAGCCCAAGTCGGATGCAACGATCTTCTCGTCGCTGTTCCAGCCGGTCTTGAGATAGTGCGAGCCCTTGAGCCCGCGCTTCTCGTCGAAGCTCCGCATAGTGATCCGCCGCGTTTCGACGAACGTCTTCCCGAACGTGATGCTGCGGACGCCGTTTTCACCGGCCTTGATGTGCAACGCGGCCATGTGCTTACCCCACAGGCGGGCGTAGGTGGTCGTCTGGCCTTCCTTGGTCGAGATGTACCGAGAGCGACCGATCAGGACCCGGTCCACATCGAACAGATTCGCTACGGCCTGCGGCGACGCCAGTCCACCCTGCAAGGATGTGCCGGCCATCGCTTTGACCGCATCGAGAATTTCCGGCAGGCGCCGGAACACAAGCCAGGCATCGATGCCGAACACCAGCGTGTTCGCACGAACAAAGCAGCCCTCGACAGCGTCCTGCACGTCCTTGATGGGATTGTCCGCCGAGCCGCTCCACTGACTGGTGCCGGCGAGTTGCACCTTGTTGCCGGTGGGATACGTACCGGCAGCAAACACGAGGGACGAGACGCGCTGCTCCTGCGCGACGTCCAGGCACTGGTTCAGGAAATCATTCGCGTCGCTTTCCGGCGCGAGCGGACTGTCGGCATTGTCGATCTCTTCCTGCGTCACGTAATCGGACAAGGCGTGATCCTTGACCGAATAGTTGTCGGTCGAGACGGCGAAGTCGACTTCGTTGGCCATCGACTTCGGGCCGATCTTGTCGTCGTAGATGCGGTAGGCGTTTTCCTTCGCGTACTTCCAATACACGTCGCTGCGCTTATTGACTTTCACTTCCGGCAGCACGTCGCGCCAGATCATGTCTTCGTTCCGGTATTGCACCGAGAGGTTCGACAGCACTGCATCGACGTGCATTTGTTTCGCTTCTGGCATGGTCGTTACTCCTTCTTCCGTGTGCGTTGCGTAACTACGTCACTCCTCGACGGCGAGAACGCCGTCACGATGCTTATCCCTGCGGACGGCTGGGCGCGATCAACACCGGGATGATGTCGCCCGAGACCCCACTCGCGAGTGCGATGCCCACAGCACGGTTGTTGGTACCGGCGGCCGGCGCCAGGCTGACCCCTTGGCCGCTCGCATCGCTGCCGATCAGATCTCCGCGCGTGACTGTGCCGCCGAGCTTCACGCGGCTGATGCCGCTGAGCATCACGCGCACTTCCTCGCCGGCTACCGTGGTCGGATGCTGAAACACGCCGATGACGTTATCGGTCGCCGCCGCACCCGCCGACAATGTGTCGTCGTCTGCGCCGAACTTGGCCAGCGTGAATGCGGCCACCGCCGCCGTGCATTTTGCCGATTTTTCGAGTCCTGAGGTTGCTCCCATCATGGTCTGTACTCCTGGTTAACGGTCCGTTGCGGTTACTGCTGTCCGACGATTCACCGATCGCGGAACAGATCCGGATGCGCCTTCGACACCGCGAGGGCGGCCGTCTTGTAGTCACACTTGTGCTCGTCCTGATACGCCTTGATGCGCGTCGCCTTCTCCTGATCCTTCTCGCTGCGCGGCGATGATCCCTCTCCGCCCGTCGACGTGACGGGCTGCACGACTGATTGCGTGACAGGCTTCAGACCATCCTGCGACAACTTGTCGCGATGCGCACCGCGCGCGGCGTTCTCTGCCTGAATGATTTTCACGGCCGCTTCGGCACCCGTGGTCGTACCGTCCCACTTCATCTGCTCGATGAGGGGCGCGTGGCCGGGTAACGCCTGCCCTTCCACATCCTTGATGCGCTGCCGCTCGGCTGCTGCTCCGGACACCTTGCCTTCCTCAAGCCCCTTCGCCAGCCCTTCGGCATGGCCGGCGGCGTAGCCATCGACGCGGCCTTTTTCAATCCCCTCCGCCAATCCGGCGGCGTGGCCCTTTGCCGTGCCCTCCGAGAGACCCACAGCATGACCCTTCGCCATCATGGCTGCAGCCATGGCGGGATTCCCGGATTCCACTTGCTCGATCGTCAGATTCTTCAGCTCGTCGGCGTTCATACGTTGCTCCTCTAGTTTTCGACCGGCAGATCCGGCCGAGCGTTTGGCTACCCCTGCCGTGCGCCCACGCTGCATCGCGGCAAGCACCTCTTGCTCCGTCGCAAATCCGTCGGCCAACCCCGCCTCGATCGCCTTCGCGCCGAGGAAGATCCGACCGTCGGCCATGCGCTCCAACACTGCGTCGACCGACTTCTTCCGGAACGCCGCCACGTCCTGCACGAAGGCCGTATAGATATCGTCGACCATGTCTTGCATGGAGGCGCGCCCCTCTTGTGTCAGTGGACCGTATTGGGAGGCGATCCGTTTATACTTGCCGGCTGTGATTTCCGTGGTCTTGAATCCCATCCGTTCTTCTGCGCGCGACACGTCGACGTGTGTGGCCACGACGCCGATCGACCCGGCAACGGTCGTATCGCTCGCCAGATACAACTCATCGGCGGCTGCGCCGATCCAATAGGCGGCGGATGCGATCGTGCCCAGCGCCACGGCCTTGATCGGCTTCGACCCGCGTGCACGGTAGATTTCTTCGGCAAATTCCTGCGTACCGTCCACGGTGCCGCCGGGACTGTCGATCACGAGAAGAATCGATGCGGCATCGCGATCGGCCAGCGCCTCACGAAACTGCGCCCGCATCTGTTCGGTGGAGGTGCCTCCGGAGATGCGCATGAACAGATTGGCGCGACGCGCCAAGACGCCTTCGACGCGCACGATCCCGACGCCATTGCGATGCTCATAGGCTTTCGGCTCGTTGACGAGCGGCTTGCCGAGTTGGGCCTCCACCGCCTTCAGATCGATCTTGTCGCCGCGTAAATGCGTGGCGTAGATGTTTTGTATCTCGAGCAATTTCTCCGGCACGATCGCCCACGGTGAGGTGAGAACGTCGAGGATCTTCATCGTGCCACCCCCGCGTCCTCCGGCTCGTCTTCCATCTCGCGATCCGTGCCGCGAGACGGATCGACCGGCACCACCTCTCGCGTCGACGTCGAAGCATCTGCCGGCGTCAATCCAGCCGCCTCCAGCACGCGCTGCTCTTTCTCTTGCTGGCGCACGTTGGCTTCCCAATCGCCACCCGTGAGCTCGGCGGTTTCCCGATCGAGCGTGCTCAGACGGTTTTGAATCCTCGACACAGCGGCGGCGACTTCATCTTTTTCGTTGATCATGCCCTTGGCCGGGCCGATCCAATCGGCGCGGCAGTAGGCTTCTCGCACCAGCGGATCACTGAGAAAACCAGGAGCCGGGATCCGGTCATTTGCGATCGCTTCTTCGAGCCAGGCCTCGTAGATCGGCTGGCACAGCGAGCCGGCGAGCCATGTCCGTCGACCCACGAAGAACTTCCAGGCTTCGAGCAGGGCCGCGCGGGCCGCCGAATAGCTGGCCGTGAAATGCTTGACCAGAACTTCCTTGGGGATCTCCAAGCACAGCCCGATCTGTTTCACGATGGCATCGAAAAATGGATCGAATTGCGCATTCGGACGCTGCGGGTTGACGGTCGTCACGTCTTCTCCGGGGCCCAACCCCACGATCGCACCATTACCTAATTTCAAGTCGCTGTCGCCGGCAGCCGCGCCGGTTTCTTCCGTCGGAGACATGGGTGCCAGCGGCTGATCGCTCGATTCGCTCCTGACGAAGACGGTCAGCATGCCACTCACGACCGCCGCCATCAGTTCGGCATCGGTATAGCGGCTGATCTGTTTTAATTCCCGTATGACTGGCGCTAAAAACGGTACGCCACGCACTTGCCCGGGGCGCAACTTACGGAACAGATGCAACACCTGGCGGCGGCCAGATGCATCGCCGTACACCCGCACGCGCGTCCATTTCTGCGCCGATCCACCGGCATAGAGTTCGCCGGGGTGCGACTCTTGAATATGCACGGCCACGGCAGCCCCGAACGCATCGCGCTCGATACCGCCGGCGATCTCGCGAGAATCTTGTTTGTTGTCAGGGTTCGTCACACGATCGGCTTCGATGAGTTGCAACGTGATCCCATAGGGTGACCGAGCTTTCCGGAGATACGGCAGAACGACGAACACATCGCCACTTTCTAGGGCGGAACGCAGCGCCAGCTCTTGCAGCCCACCGAAGCCCAGTGCCTGCTCGGCATCGCAATACTTCGACCAGAGCGCAAATTCTCGCTCGGCCATGTCTTCCCAGGCGTCCGCCTGCTCATCGGTGAGATTGAGAAATTTCCGATCGATGCGCGCTTGCAGTTTGAGCCCACCGCCCACCACGTTGGTTACGGTGGTATTAATCGCTCCGGCGCCGAGGGGCGCGTTGCGTGCCAACCAACGCGAACGATCACGGAGGAGTTGGAGATCGGTCAGAATGTCGGTGTCGGGACTGCCGACGATAGTGCGCCAGCCGGTGAGTGCACGATCGCTCCGCGAGGTACCGACATATCCGCCGGCCATCGCCGACAACATGGACGAGCGGACGCGGGCCTGAAATCGGAGATTAGCCTTTACGGGATTGAAATACCGAACGAGACGGTCCACCGCGTTTTCGCGGACCGTGACCGAGTGATCGCCCATGGTGATGGTGAGTTTCATCCGACCGGCGTCGCGCCGATGACACGAATGCCCCCGCGCGCCAGGGATTGCGCCCGTTGATTCCAGGTTTTAATGCCTTGTTGGATTTCGGCGAGATTGGCCCGGGTGAGTTTGCGTCCGTTTATTTCATAGGATTGCCCTCCCAGCACCGCCGTTTCGGCCGCGAGGTAGGCGGCCAGTTGCGTCTCCGCTTGTGCCTGCGTGATCCCAGCCATACACCCGCGAGTGTACGCGCCGGAGGAAAATCAACAAGGCACTCAACGGCACAAAACGGCACTCAACGGCAGCGATGTGAGGGGGCCTGGAGAGAAATTATGAAATCTTGGGGGCGGATCCGGACAGACGGTAAACTTTTGAACTCTGACAGCTTCGCACGAGAGCATCTCGGACATGGCGGATCAATAAGAATGTATCGCACAAGAACGTCATGGCATTGATAGCGGCACCAAGGACAGGTCCAGATTATCATCGCGGCAGCTCCAGCCTAATTGCATTCAGGAAAATCGTGCCCCATCACTTCGCGCCAAGCTTTCCTGAAGGCCATACCGAGCACGATTGTCATCATCGGACGCAGTAGGCGCTTTTCGACATGCTCGGCATAGGCGGCTTCAGCCATTTCAAATGAACATCCTGTCTGCGCCATGGCACGAGCGATTACTTTCCCTTTCAGCGGATCGCGTTTATTCATCGAAATGCCACCGTCACCATCTCCTCACAAATCCCTTCGATGATCGGCGAAACAGACGGCTGCTTGCCTGGGCCATCCCGCCGACTCTACTGCACGCCTCCGGAAATCACTCTACGCTTGGCCTTTGTCGGCGGCGGACAGACACCGATAGTCCGTGACTGTTCGATGAGCTGGTCAACATCGGCCCTGGGTATTCTATACTGTCGCTTGATACAAATCACGTTGGGAAACAATCCGTCAAGGATCCACTCATAGACCGTTCGGACGCGCTTCAATTTGAAAATGCCCGCCACTTCTTCGGGCGTGAGCAGCTCAGGCACTAAGCCACCCCACTGGAAATGACCCGCCGGCCCCGTGGGGCCGGCGGAGTGACTGTGGCGACAGGCAGCGGCGCTGGGAGGCCCGCGTCATCAGCCGACGGCAGCACAACTTGTTTGACTTTGGCGCGGGCAATGGATCGATCCCACGCCTCCGCCAGCCGGTCGAGATTCACGCGCGCGAACCGCTTCGCCAGCTCGAGCGTGGCCAGGTTGTAGATCCACCGATCGAGTACTTCGTTGCGCGAGCGCAGTTTCTTATACGCATGCCCGACGATGATGCGCCGGTGATAGAGCGGCACGCGCTTTTCGCTGCTAAGCTGGGCGAAGTATTCTTCGTCATACTCCGGGCGCTGGGGAAAGTGGACATAGCCGGGCCCGGGTTCGGCGATCTTGAGCCGCGGGAACATCGTGTCTTTCCCCGCGACGGTGCCGATCAAGTACGGCTGCAGGCGCCGCTGGCGCTGGCCCTTGGGCTGGCGCAGGGGCACGAAGAGGGCGCCGGGTTGGCTGCTGCCCTTGAGCGCGTAGATGCGCCCGCGGAAGCGCTCGACGAACCAGTACACCTGCTTGGTGCTGTAGCCGCTGTCGATCCCCACGGCTTCAACGCGCAGGGCGACGCCGTCGGCGTGGTCATAGGTCTGGTGCAGCCACTCGTCCAAATCCATCCACAGCTGCGGGTCAACCGGGGAGCCGTGGAATATCTTGGCGGCGATGGACCAGGCTTCTTCGCCCTTACCCCAGCCGACAACCTCGGCTTCGAGCCGGTCCGACTGCACATCGATCGCGGCCGTGAGAAAGAGCACGCCGGCGGGGCAGGCGGCCTCGTATACCTCGCGGCGCTTAAAGAGCGCATCCTGCTCGATAGTTTCGCCTTTTTCTTCCCACGTCTCGGCGAGAATCGTGTTGGTGAAGGTCTTCAGCTCAATGGGATCGCCGAGTTTGGATTTGTCGATGGCGTCGAGCCAGTCCTTCGCGAGGCGCGACCAGGGATAAGCCCAGCCATACGGCTGATAGAGCAGGTTGATGTGAAAGGACCGCACGGGGTTGTCGGGATCCTCATGCACCCAGCGGGCCCCGTGGGCAGGATCCAGCATCCACGTTTTGTATCGCTCGGGAATCAGCTCGCGACAGCTGGCGCACTGATAGGCGGCGTCCTCCGGGCGTTTGACGCCGTCGAAGGTGAAAAGCAGATTCCCCCACACCAGCGGCTGCAGATGCCCGCAGAACGGACAGGGGACGTGATAGGTGCCACGGCTGCCCTTGCCATGGTCCTGTTCGATACGGCTGGCCCCGGCGAGCTTGGGTGTGGAGAGGCCGAAGAGTTTGTAGCGGCCGAAGGAGGCGGCGCGTTTTTTGATGATGTCGACGGGATGGCCTTCGTCGTCAACGTCGAAGGGATAGGCATCGACTTCGTCGCACACGATGTAGGGGGCGCTGCTGAACCGCATGCCGGCGGCGCTGTTGGTGCCGATGAAGTGCACGAAGCCGCCGGTGTAGCGCTTTTCGAAGGTGTGATTTTGGCTGTCGCGCGAGCGGGCGTCGGCCACCTTGCCCGCCAGGCAGGGCGTGCGGGCCAGCATGGGATCGACCTTGTCGCGTGAGACTTTTTTCGCCAAATCCTTCGTCGGCTCGAAGAACAGCATGGCCCCCAGAGCCCGATCAATCACGAACCCCAACCAATTCACCGCCGACTGTGTGGCCCCGATCTGCGTGGGCTTCATGAAATAGACTTCCCGGCAGGGATGCGACGGACTCAGGCACACCATGATTTCGCGCAAAAACGGCGTGCGGCTGGTGCGCCAGCGGCCCGGTTCGGCGACATACTCCGGCAGCTCCACGTTCGCATCTGCCCATTCATCGATGGTCTGCAGCGGCTCCGGCCGGAGCCCGGCAACAGCGGCCTCGAGATAGACGGATCGGTCGGCCAGCCTGGCGGGAGAATGATCGAGCACCGCAGTCATCCAGATCCCTCCGTCTTACCCCTCGTAGTAGTTGAACAGAAATGTCTCGCCGACCGTGCCCCATACGCCACAGCGTTTGATGCGGCCCCAGCGAGATGTGTCGAGCATGGTCAGCTTCCCAACGTGACAGCGGTCATCGTCTTGGATATCCACCACCGTCGCCTCATCGGTCACGGAGCACCCCGTTATGACGACGAGCGCAATGATCATCGTGGTGAGGAGTCTGACCCATCGGGTGGTCATGGCCGCTCCTTTCGCGGCATCAACTCTCCTTAACTGAGTTGATTCCCACTCGTTTCATCCGGCTCGGTGAGCCCCCGGTTGGACATTCCGCCGAAGGTGTCATGTACAGGACATAGCGTGCTTTGCCCGCAGGCGCATTTCATCGGCGATCACCTCCCTCCGGCTCGGTCTCATCTTGCTCAGGCGGCTCCTCCGTCGCCTGAGCATCGGCGAGTTTCATATGTAACTGATCAATGGTCTGACATCGACTGTTCCCATAGTCATCGTGATACGGAGCCTCACACGTTCTCGCCGCAAGGTAGGCCCCGTTTTCTAGTAAGGCGTCACGTTCCTTGGTCATGTTGGCGAGTTGCTGTTTTACCTCAACTAGGCGAGATTGCAAATCATCCACTAAATGCATATCCGATCCTCTCCCAAACTGCGGGCGCTCCCCTGCTAGCTTAGCTCGTAGATATTCGATGGTTTTCATGAACCGAAGCTTATTCTCCACCCACGAATGATTGCGAGACGCGAGTACTCTGCGCTGCCCCGCAATGACGGTTTGCAAATGTGTGTTAGTATGCCGTAGCTTGAGATGTTCCTGATCCAGCTTAACAAATTGGCCTCGCAGCTCATCCCGTTTCTTAGTCACATCGGCGAGTTGCTGCTTCAGGTGGTCAATCGTCCTATTCACGTCATATGCAGCCTTCTCGCTTTCCGCCAATCGAGCGGCAAGCGATTTATAACAAGCCATAACTTCAGCATTCGCCCGTTTAAAGTGTGCAAAGCATTCTTCGTAAGGTATACATTCCTTCTGTTCGTCGGTGCCCCACGCGCCACAATCAAACGAAGCGTCCGTCGCCACTTGCAGTGCTTGGGTAAATGTTTCCTCGCTCAACGGCTCCTGCGGGGTGGCTAGAGCCTGACGCCGAACGTCGAGTTCTTCAATACCTTCGCTCATCCCGCACTCCGTTGCGCTGCCTGCTTGCGGAGCCGTGCCATGATATGTTTCTTCGTCGCTCGTACAACGCACCGCAGCGTTTCTTCTACCAATGCTCTATGGCCTCCAGTAATTGCTGTGAACAGTTCATCAGGCATCGCACCATCAAGCTCTTCTTCTTGCTCCACTACCTGAACCGCCACCTCCTCCAAACACGCCGCTTCGGTCGCGAGGAGGAGGGTGGTTAACTCAGCGACTTCGGCTTGACAGTGCCCCGCCCGTTCCCACAGGACGGGATTCTGCTGGCAGAGATGCTTCAAGCAGAACGCTCTCGCCTGCGCCTCCGCTCGCTGCTTGGGAGTCTGCAGGGTGGTCATCTCCGCGCCTTTCGCTTTCGCAGCGACCGCAAAAAGGCGAGTTCAGCCTGCGCTTGCTGCACAGAGGGTCGTCGCGTATACCGCGTATACGGGGTCCGACTACACCCATCGAGCCCCGTCCGTTCCTTGACTGGACATCCGTCGCACGTCTTCTTGTTATATTTCCGACACAGCGCACAGGTCACACCTGCCCCATCTTCGACGGTTAAGCCAAGCTGTCGCAGTCGTACGACCGTTTCCCATTTTTGAATGGAGATCGCTAAGGCCTGCGCTTTGGTGTAATGCCGTCGCTTCTTCAGGACGAGGGAGACGTATCCTGATTCTACAACACATTGAATATCAGGTTCTTTCATGGCTGCTCCTTCCATTTAGTGGCGGTAATCATGCTGCCACCTTCTTGAGCCGAATCACCCACACCCAGTCGTTGCGGTCCCAGGCACCGAAGCCGTGGATGGATTCCCATAACTGTCGAAACGTCCGATGCCACCCATTTTCGTGATCGCGCCAGTCTCGTCCATCGCCTTCACTGGCAGGACGCACACCTTCCGCTTCACAGTCAGCATCGGTAATCGCCTGTACCCGCTCCACGCGGATCTCCGTAATCTCCAGCACCGTCCGACAGGCCCAGCGCGGCATATGGATGGATGGCCTGTATTTCACCATCGCTTGAATATCAGCGGCATTCGCACCCTTATAAAACACGGCATTCTGATCGCTCAGCAATTCACTGGCCCGCCAGGCCTCCCGCACCCAGAGTGTATCTCCAACAACACCGTACGGACATTCTTTAATAACGCAGACTCGCCCAACTGGATCATCGATGTTCCAGCCTGCTTTTGTAAAAGTGCCATAGTGTCCAGGGAGTGAGGCATTCTCTCGGTATTCAGGTTGCGGTTTCATGATCCGCCGCGTGACGGTCTTCGTGCCGTCATGACACTTCTGCCCGTTTTCAGGGGTCATGAGAATCGGACGTTCTTTCATCGCGGCCACTCCCTCACGCGCAGGTCGGCAGGCCATTCGCACGGATCGCCGCCTTTTTTATCTTTCAAATGAAGCTTCTTGGTCAGCACTTTTCCGTCAATGCCTCTATCTGCATCAAACCAAACTTCTTCGTAGAAAGGCTTGGCGCCCAACTGCTTCACAAAGCACGGCACACCCGCCGCCTGGCACTGCTGCACGATAGACCGAATCCACGCCACATCACACGGTCTCGCGCCGGGACCCGATTCGCCGCCGGCGATGACCCAGTTCAGTAGCGGCTTGACGATCTCGCCAGTCCTGATGTTATAGCTCGGTATCCAGTCCATCGTGGTTCCACCGCAAGGCAACCCGCTTTGTACTGACACTGGTGTTCTCATCCTCGGAATGACATTGAGCCAAAGACGCAGATCCACTGGCCCCAGCAACGGCTCGGCACTCACAAACCGCACCGCCGCCGGGGTTTGCAACAGGAGCGGAATGCGCTCGTCGGCCGTCTTTTGATCCTCGACCGAGACGCCGAGCCAGACGTTGGCTAACCGACCGTCATCCATGTGAAAAGAGGCTGCGTTGAAGACTGACATCCACGGATCATGAGCAGCACGACAGGTTTTCCCACGGACCACTTCAGTGCGGGCGACAGCGTTGAAGAAGTTAGGGATGGTCCGATCCCCACCAACGCGGATGCTGCGGATGTACCGTCCGATTCCGCCACGCTCACCGATCCACTTAAACCATGCACACATCCGCTCTGGACGCTTCGTTAAAACCTGGAACACATGATCTGGCCTTACAGCCATAATTCCAAACACAGCGGCGATGAACTCATCCGGCACATCCTCATGGAACAGATCGGACAGCGAATTGACGAACACCCGCCGCGGCCGCTTCCAGTGCAGCGGGGCATCGAGCCGATCGGGATGCAGCTGCACCGGATCGCCGAGCTTCCGCCCGTGCATCCGAAACGGCGGCGTTCGCTCGATGAAACAATGACGACAACCCTCGCTGACACGCGAGCAGCCCGTCGTCGGATTCCATGTTTCATCAGTCCACTGGATTGCGGTGCTCATCAGCACGCTCCAAAATAGTCGAGGCAGAGTCGGTCGAAATGCTGCGCCTGTTTCTCTGTCCAGCTTCCACGCCAATTCCGCAGCGACTCCACAAACTCTGCGTTGTAGTCGCTCAGATCCTCTCGCTGCAGCAGGAGACGCAAGGCTTCACGGTCTTCAGGTGTTGGTCTCATGAGGCTTTCACGTGGCCGAGAGGTCCTGCGTAAGGGATTCGAGTGCTTGCCTGAGTTCGGCTTCAATCAGGATGTGCACCTTCTGTTGATCGGTCTCAGCCGCAACGATGCCAGCAATCCGTGCAGGGACGTTCAGGATCCCGTCACGGACCTGCCTGGCGATCCGGAAAAAGTCCTCCTTGACGTGCTCGACGTCGACTAATTTGCCGGAGAGCTGTTCGAATTGGAGTCGGGCCAATTCGGCGCGATAGTGCTCCTTCTGCGCCTGCGCCTTCGCAAACACAGGGTCCTTCGTGACGGCTCCATCGAGGACACCGTCCAGTTCAACTTCTTGAGACTCCGCTTCTTCAAGCTCTTCCAGGCTGGTATGAATCGGGGTAGCGAGATGCGCACGAGACGCGGACCGTGCGGCCTGGCGGCGGCGATCGGCGTCGTCGAAACTGAATGGCTGAAAATAATCGATCCCGACTTTTTCAAGCTGCTTCGCGGCGGCGGTTTTCGAGATGCCGGCATGACGGGCATAGTCCGTCAGGTAGCCAGGCCGTTTCTGTTTCTCGCGCTCCACGTCGTCAACCTCGTTTTGGCAACTCTAGGTAGTCAACCTGAGACTAGGACAACCTCAATTCCACCCCTACCGCTAGCTCAAACACGCGGCTTTGCGCACCCGCATGAAATCACGGCCAGGAAGGACCCGCTACACTTCGATTGAGATTTCAAAACGAAGAGCCAACCGATTGAATATGTCTAGGTCTA